GTAACCTTGCTTAATTTCCTTTTAATATCAGTACTTTTAGGCGTAGTTGTCTTCGGCTTGGTATTGCGCGGAAGTCTGGGCGCATTTGTGTTACGAGGGGGTGCCTTTAGGGGGGCGGTGTTGGGTTTATCGGAGTCAGAACATGTTGACGTTTCTTGTTTTGTTTCAAGTTGTCTGGTAGTGTCGTCCGATGGTAATTCTTCATCCTGAGGGGTAGCTTGCAATATGTCGTCATCGACGACGATGGTGACGTGGGTGGGCTTGGCATCCTTAAAGGGTGTACAAATTGGAGGTTGAAGGAGCTCCTTTTCCTGTTTGGCGGAAGCCAACCAAGTCTCAAAGGTGGACCTATCAAATTCGGGTAATTGTATATCAAACTCAGTGTCCATCCATCCGTTAACATTTCCGTTGGGGTACTGTACGGAGAGTTCGAACTTGGACCACCATTGGCCAATTCCCATTGACTTATTTGGTCGAGTTTCTGTATTGGCAAGAACATGTCTGCACAACTCGCCAAGCACTGGTGTGTTGGGATCGGTGGAAACGAAAGATAGAGATTTTTCGACGAGCTTGAGGATATTCGGATAGCCAGCAGGCAAGCGTACCGTAACGTGGAACTTAGATAACTGGCGTTTGATGTCGCACATACTATCAGGACATCCTGTCCAAACTTCCGGTGAATAGTAACGAGAGAGAAAATTGACCCCTCGTTCGTATCGGGGGACGAGCACAACCTCCAGGGACAGTCCAACAGACTTTGCTGCGGCTTCGTGGGTCTGACTGGGCAAGTCGGCATCAATGCCGTCATCGCCACAATGCAAACCAAGGGCTGCGAAGGCTTGTTGTGGGTTATGGTACGTTCCATCTGGCTTTTGGGTTTTACGGAAAGCGAGATAAGCTGTGAAGGCTGCACGGAGGGTTTGGAACACACTGGTTGCTGAGCATCCAGATCCGTGACTTGGTCCTTGATCGAATGTGGTTCCATGTGGAAGGAATCCAGTATTGTCGACGTTGGTTTTGAGTAATTCATTCAAGTGAGTTCGGTGACTTGGGAAAGCCCGCATCATTATGGCACGCTCAACCTTGCGGATGCAATAGGTGATTGTACCGTCCATACGGTGATAATCTGATATGTTGACAAAGGCGGCACTACTACAAATCTCTACCACGCGGTAAGCAATTTGTTTAGGTGTCATGCCGGGGGCATACCAGTTAAACCTCTTTAGATGTTCGGAGAGGGCAGTAGCATATGTGGCCATATCCAGCTTGTCGGCGTCATTGTATGTAGAAATATTCCTAGGGTCTTTCACGTCTGAATACGCTTCAGCTTTAAGGAAACATTTTAATACTCGGGATCTAGTGGGGCCATTAACAACCGCTTTTTCTAAGCTCAACCGTTGGGCCGGACTCTTTTGCTTGTCAAAGATAACTTCAAAAGGAGAAGGGTGTAATGTTTGGTCGCATATCAATGAGGCGAATTCTTCCATGCATCTGTCGCGAAAGTTGTTATACTTCGGTTCCGGACGACGTAGCGTGTTGATTCTCCCATCGACGCAAGCTTGCTCGGCTGCCTTATTGTTAGCTGGAGCGAAAGCTGCATGTACCAGGGGGCTCATGAATGCTTGAAGTTTGGCGCGGTCATCTTGATGGTATGTGTTAGTATTGTAATGATAGGTTCTAACTGCATTTTCTACAGGAAAAACGTAAGGAGCTGAGGAATGGGAGGCCACACGATGGTAGTCTGTCAGCACGGCAGCATTATGACGGTCAGTCACCCACGAATGAGTAGTCGGTAGCATAAGCTTGGTGGTTCCCAGCTTGGATATCGTTGCAATAGCATCGTCATCACGCGCAGGCACAGTGGCGCTCAAAGATTGGTCAGGTCGGGAGGTAGTATAAAACAGCTCACCGGTGGGCTTAACAACATTGAAGCGAATGAAAGTTTCACCTTGATGCTTTTGCACGGGGTTAAAACGTTTCGGGGGTTTATGATCTAGGATAGCAGTGGCCAAAAGTGCAGCCAACCATTTGAATTTCCTTATTGGAGAAAACAAAATCAATTGTCTATGATCAG